CCTCTAAACCCCCCGGCGGGGGGGGGGGGGGGGGTCGCGCCCCCCCGGCCACCACGCCCGTCTGCGCTGCGTGCATGAAATTCATAAGCCGCTGTAGGTCCGGCCACGGACAGGCCCTCAAATGCCTGCGGTACACGCCGCCGTAATTCGTCGTCGGTTTCCATCACCGCCGCAACCGGCGGCACGGCGTTATCATCTGCAGGCGTGACAACCATACGCCCGACGCCATAGTTAGCTGCCAGCTGATCCAGATCGCTGCTGAGCGCATAGGCCACCATGACAGCCCGGGCGGCCTCGTTGATGCGCTGGCGTAAGAGGATTTCCCGGTAGGTATTTTCCTGCAGCAGCTTCACCACCGGATCGGACTCCAGCGCCAGCGTGCGCCGTACCGCGTCCTGTTCGTCAGCCGGATAAAGCGCGACAAACGCCGCTTTACGCACGGCCAGCAGGGTTTCAAAGTCCGGTACATCAACAATTTCCGGGGCGGGAAGCTGGGAGAGATCGACCGAACTCATACAGCGGCCCCCACGTCTACCGAGAGGCTGAGAGGGGTGTTATCTGCACGGTAGCCCGTCAGGTTAACAACCATTTTGCCGTCCATGCTCGTTTCCGTAGTCACCCCTGTCAGCCTGATACGCGGTTCCCAGCGGCAAAGGGCGCTGTATGTTGCCGCCAGTACCTGCAGCCGGGTAACGCCGTTCTGCGGCTGGTCTATCAGTTCCGCCATCAGCGAGCCATATTCCCGGCGCGCCAGGCGGGAACCAACCGGCGTCACCAGGATATCGCGCACAGACTGACGGATGTGATCGACGTCGGTCAGCGCGCCGCCTGTCTGCGCATTCATACCCAGATACATCATCACGCTGGCCCTCCCGTTAAGCTGCCGCCACTCTGTACGCCACTGTGTTTGTGGGTGTGCACTACAACGCCGTTTGAACTCATCGCCCCACCGGACTGCGTGACTTCACCGTTGATCACGACCTCACTGTTGATACGCGTCAGGTCTGCCTCCACGACAAATTCCCCCGTTTTCACCTGGATGCTTTCCGGTGCTTCTAGAACAATCTTTGCCCCGGCCTTTAGCAGGTAGCGCCCGGTTTCCGGCTCGTACTCAATCCAGCCGCCATCCGGGAACGTCGTTACCTGTGCATCCTCAGATACCGAGGGCGGCGGGTTGTCGTTTGAGTAAATCGCCGGTAACACAAACGCCGTGGTGAGATCGCCGCCGATGGACAGCAAAACAACCTGCTCACCCACGGACGGCCGCCACCATGTTCTGGACCGGCCAGCGCGCATCGTCAGCCAGTTAAGCCACGTCGTCTGCAGTTCGCCGGTCTGCACGCGGCACTGCCAGTTTTCAGCATCCACCTCGATCACTACCCCGGTTCTGACCAGGTTCAGCAGCAGACGGTACAGCTCAGCAAGGTTAAATTCGGGATTTTTCATGGGGTCAGTTTTCCATTTTTGCCGCCGGGTGATGAGTCGCGGGCGTTGTACGATGCGCCAGACAATGCGCGGTCAGCGTGACAGATGCTCCATGATGAGATCGCATACCATTTCTTCGGATGCGTCGGTTATGCCGAGCAGTTCACGGCGGGCATAGGTGACTTCCGGCCCGTACTTCCTGACACGATCGCGCAGGCCATAGTGATGGACGCGGGCTATACGCTGCACCCTGCCTTCAAAGGCCACCTCTGCAGCGTCGTTTGTGGTCCGGGTTTTGAGGTAGCGGGCTGTCCGCAGCTTGCTGAACATCTGCCGACGGATGCGGCCCGACTTCGCCCGGCCTTTCGCTTTCCGGGGTTCGTAGGCGCTGCCGTCCGGGTTGCGCTGAAGCTTTATATTCTGCTGCTGTTGCCGCCGCAGCTGCACAGCCACATCACGCATCAGCTTTCGCCGCTGCGCCGTTCCCAGCTGACTAATCAGTGCGTTCAGCCAGTCATCCAGCTGTTTCAGCTCAGCCATGATGTGCTAACCAGTGCTCATCGTGGCTGGCCGGGCCGTCCGGCTCCGCCACTGCCTCCACCGTTGCCACACCATCACTGACCGTAACCAGCACACGCTCCGTCAGTGCCAGATAAATGCTGATATCGGCCAGATCGTTTTTCAGTATTTCCACCTCAAAACGAAACAGCCGTTCGCGCAGCTCCGGGTTCTGCAGGGCGTCCGGCTGGTTTTCCGTCAGCCACTGCAGCACCACCGCCGTCAGCAGATTCTGATCGCCACTGAAATCAGTAACGACCATATTCAGGGTGTACTGGTATTCCCAGCCAAGCCCCGGCACGCCTGTGCTGACAACCTTTCCGTCGTCAACAAACAGATGCAGCGCGTCCGGGTTAGCACTCAGGTAGGGAATGCTATTCAGCGCCGATCGCAGGGATGAGGGTTTGTTCATGGTATTCCTGACAGTCAACAATCATATCCACCCTGGCCGCACACTGCGCCCAGCCCGTTTCCGCCGCCTCTTTTGCGGCAAGCAGCTCGCCGTTATTGGTCGGCCCGCTCGCTGGCAGCTGGCAGCGCGTTACTTTCGGACAGGAAAGCGCGATAACCGGCCGCTCCGGTAACTGCCGGGCGCTGTTGCAGCCGGATAACATCAGCAGGCAAAGGAGTGTCAGCCCACTTTTTAACGTCAGGGTTTTCATTGGTCAGCCTCTTAATCTGTTCAGCCCGCGCCACTGCAGCGAGAGTGATTGCATCCTGTTCCTGCTGATAGGCCAGCTGAAAGCTGTCGTTTGCCCTGGCCATCAGGTCAACCGCAGCCAGCTGGCTGCGGGCGCGGCCCAGCTCCACATTCAGCCCGGTGATATCGCGATCCCTGTCGCTGATATCCTGCCGGGCCTCCCGTAACTGCCAGCCCAGCGACAACGTCAGGGCCATCAGCAACACACCGAAGAACGCTACACCGCGTGGCATGGTTGCGCACCTTCACGCCAGTCTTTCAGCAGCTCAGCCAGCATCCAGCGCATAAAGCGGACCAGCGCCACGCTAAGCAGGTAAACGACCGCAGTGACAAACCAGCCGGAATGAAGCAGGGCCGCGACAACAAACACAAGCTTGTTAACCCATCTGACCTCCGCCCAGCTCGGCGACGGCTTATCAAGCCCGAACACCTTGCAGAGCATTGGCGGCATTGCTTCGCTGCCAGGCCTGACCACACCCCGCTCACAGAACGCATAAACGATGTAGCCGAAAATGCCGATCATCAGCAGACCGGCGGAGGCAAACGATAACAAATAGACGAAGCAGGCCGCCGCGCTAACCAACACGCTCTCCGGGTGAAAAAGCCCCCATGCCAGCGCCCCCAGAAACAGAACTTGAACCACCCATTCAATAAGTTTTTTCACTGCGTGACTCCTTTTAAGCACCATGCCAGTTCCCGCGTGCGGCGGTTTTCCAGCCCTTTGTTTTTTACCCCATTGACGTACACCCAGCGCGGAAGCTGGTTGCATGCCTGCAGCCATTGACCGCGCTTGATAAATGCGGCCATCGTTGATTTACACACCGCGCCCGTTCCGACGTTAAACGCCAGGCTCACCAGGCTGTCATAAACCTGCTGCGGCATGGCTACCGGCACACATGCCGCCAGCCTGCGCTCAACGTTGAGCACGTCGCCGATCAGGTTGCTGGCCGCCTGGTGCTCGTTGATGGTTTTACCCGGCACTACTCCGGCGGTATGCCCGATCCCGTTAGTCCAGACCCCGGCGTCGCACTGGTACGGCGTCAGGCGACAGCCCTCATAATCTGCAATCAGCTGCAGCCCCTGCGGGGAGGTTTTCAGCAGCTCAAACTGGGGCAGCGTGGCAGCGATCGCCAGTACCACACCAATAAGGCAACGCTTAACGATTGACGCGCTCATAAGCCTCCCGGCTGATAGTTCCGGCTTTCAGCAACTGGAACGACTGGTGCCGGTAGTACCATGTGATCCCCAGCGCCCCCGTACCCAGCACCATTCCGAATACGGTTCCCACATCCTGGATATCCCAGTTACCCAGCCAGGCGAGGAAAACCGCTATCCAGTAGGTCATGGCTGCTGTTACCCGTTCGATAGTCATATTCACTCCCAGAGCTGCACGGTCTGCGCCGTGGGGCTGCTGACCAGTTCAGGCAGCTCCACTTCTAAACCGTGCGGCAGAATGGGGCCAACAGCAGCCAGCCCCGGATTGGCGGCCAGCACCGCTTCTGTCATGCCCAGCGTGCGCCCGTAGTGACGCCAGCAAATCGCGTCTACCGTGTCATACTGCTGCGCCCGGACTTTCATCAGATAAGCTCCACCGTCATGTGGGGCAGGTCCTGCAGCCGGGCGATCGCCCAGCGTGCATCGCGCCACAACTCACCCAGGCCGCTTTCCATTTCGTCCGCCTTTTTGTTCCCTTCTGCTGTGCTGTCAAAGTCCCGGTACTTCTCAACCGTCAGCGCCTTTGTCCAGCACCAGACGGCGCGGCGGTACAGCTGCACGCGCTCGCTTTCGCCACCAATTTTTTCCGCCGGGACATCAGCCAGGACAGCACAACCCCGGTCCATTTGTTTCTGGCGAAAACCAAATAGCTCCGCGTTCACCTCAGAAACGGCGGTCAGTGCCTGCTGCCTCAGCCGCTCCGTTGTTACCGTTCCATCCAGGCGCATTTCACGGCGGCACTCTGCCAGATCGAGATCGGGCCAGAAAAAGGTGTTCTGGATAATGTCCTGCGCGCTTTCCTTCACCGGCTCCGGCGAAACAAATTTCATGTTCATTCATTACTCCCTGATGGGTGGGCGGTGGACGGGGTTTTGATGCGGCCTATAGCCTGTCGCCACCCCGTGCCGCCCCGCGCGTGGGCACGTTCGGTTAGCCGCCGTTGACGGCTTTTTTCAGCCGGGCTTCCAGCTGCTTAATTTCGGTCTTTACGCCGCAGTTCATATCCAGCTGCAGGGCGCGCTTCAGGTGATTCAGCGCCGCGACGCCCTGATCGTTATCACGCAGGGCAAACCCCATCGCCTTGTAAATCCGGGCGCGCGACTGATCCGGCATGTCGTGCGGCTCAACCAGCTCCAGCGCCTGCGTCAGCAGGGCAGCGCTGAACGTTTCACCGCCTGCAAACGCCCGCATAGCGGCGTCGGCAAACTCTTCTGCAATGGCAGTCGCCGTGGTGCGGTTGAATCGCTGCGGCAGTACCCAGCCATGCCGCAGGGCGTGACGGGCAATCTCCAGCGCGCCGGTGTAATTACCGGTATCGATACGCCAGATAAGAACGAACATCGCCACATCGTCCTGGCGTGCAGAATCTGCCGCCAGTACCCCGGCAACCCAGGCGTCATAGACGGGCAGAAATTCACGTTTCAGGGCAATCTTGCGTTCCGTTCCCTGCACCGTTTTCAGGCGGCGCATGTGCTCGCCGAGCTGCATCAGCATTTTTTCATAGCCGCTGGCCCCGGCTGCACTGCCGCCCGGACGGGCGGCCTCCTGTGCTTGAATAAACTGCGTATGTGCGCGGAATGGGTTCATGGTTACGCCCCGCCGCCTGCCGGATCCTCAGTCGGTGCTGCCGATGCGTTCATGGTCTGCATCACTGTTGCCGTCACGGCGGGGCGATGCGGGCGATCTGCTCATCGGTCAGCTCCGCGCTTACTGCCTGCTGCTGCGCCGGTGCGTCTTCGGTTTCCAGCACCTCGATGTTTTCAATCAGCGCCACGCAGTCGTAATCCTCAACTACGTACGCCTCGTTGACAGATTCGAAGTTTTCAATGCGATCGCGCTTCGGATTGTCGATAACCGCGCGACGGCGGGTTCCGTCCTGCCAGTAAATCGACAGGTTATCCAGACGCGTGATCAGGATGGCGTTAGCCGGGAAGAAAGGAGCCTGCACAGCGGGCAGGCCGCCGATACGCTTCTGGCTGATAATCAGATCGGCGGCCAGCGCCTCGCTGTTAGGCTGGTCACGGTTGACGATAGGGAAATATTTATCGGCCATCAGCGAACGGCCACAGATAACGACCAGCTCAGTATCGTCCTGGTACCACGGCTCGATTTTCTCGCTGACCGCGCCCATAACCAGTGCGTCGAGATTTTTAAAATCGCCGCCCTTGCCGATACGCACCGTCTGAGAAATAACGGTGCCATCGCTGCCCACAATCCGGCTCAGTACGCGCACCGGCGCTTCACGTCGGATTTTCTCCAGCCAGCCGATATTCACGTCCTGCAAGAGTGGATAGGTCAGGCGATCAGAGGTCTTTTCCCGGCGCTCACCGTTAAAGCCGATCATGATGCGGTCAAGCGCCTGGCGCTTGATAATCGCGTCACGGATGCGGATCTGGAAGTCTTCAAACTTCGCCCACAGGTCCAGCTTTTCATAGCCCAGCGCGGTATCAAAGTTAGTCTGGGTGCACTTGTAGCCTTCGCCGTCGATATAGGTCGGATCGGTCGGCTCGCGCTCTTTTTTGGTAGTGTCCGTGGTTCCGGCCACCGTCGAGCCGATGCCCAGACCAAGACGCTCACCGGACTGCTCATCCACCGGCACGATATTGATACGCGTCAGGAACGCGGACGACTCCTGGATTTTAGTTTCCAGCGTCTGCGCGATCGATGGCTCAGCGGTGTACTTAGAGCCAATATCGCCTACGTCGATTCCGTTAAGCTTCGCCAGCTGCTGCAGGTAAGCGTTAAAGGCAAAGCGGGTTTTCTTTTTCATCGGGTTTTGTGCTCCGTCAGCAGGTGGTTAATTGTTCTGAACTACCGTTACCGCCGGAAGAGAACGGGCGGCGATCACTGCGGCTGTCTTCCTCGGATAACTTCTCGCGCAGGGTAGAAAGCTCCGTTTCTGCCGTGGACAGCTTTTGCTGCATGCCATCCAGGCGCTGTGAAAAATCACGTTTCAGATCGCCGAGGCTTTGTCCGAACTCAGCGACAGATTCAGACAGCGCCTGGTGCGCTCCCGCGACCTCTTCAACGGCCTGATGCACATCAGCAAAACGGGCGGCGTCGTCAGCGGATTTACGGGAAAGCAGCGCCTTAATGCTGGCGAACAGGCCCGGCTTTTCTTCCGGCAGGTCTTCAAATTCCAGATGCGTTTCTTCGGCAGCGGTGAAGAGGTTGTCACGGTCCTGTTTGCGACGGGCCAGCGGATTAGCCTCAGCGCTGGCGCTGAACTGCAGCATCTCCGTACCCAGGCTGGCCGGATCGTCAGTGACAGCTAGGCCGACCAGATAAGCCTCTCCGGTGTCGGAAAATTTCGGGTTTACCTCCATTGAGGTGAAGAGTTTTTGCAGCTTCGCGGTCATGGAAACCAGCTCGTCGGTCGGGACAATCCAGGCGTATAGCGCCATCTTGCCTTTCAGCGGGCCTTCACTGATTTCCTCTGCTTCCAGCGCTTCAACGATACCGAAACGGCGGAAATCGCTGTCAGGTGTATAGCCCTTGATATGCTCCATATTGACTACAGCGATATAGACCTGCTGGCTGTAATTCGCCGCCATCTGGGTCAGCCATACGCGCTCAATGACGCGCCCGTCAGTGGTGGCACCTTCCACCCCAATACGAAAACGCTTTGATTTTTTTGCCATCTGTCCGGCTCCGGTTGTTCTGGACGTGTCGAGAGGCTTTATGTTTGCGTTTCAGGGGAGGGAGAAACAACGCGCGGGCATTGTGGGGAAAATGGCACAACAGGGCGAAGCGGCGCAGATGAACGCGGGGCCGTAGTCTGGCGCCATGAACATGACGACGATAAACCCGGACCTCGACCCGCGAAAACAGGCGATGTTTCTGTATTTCAGCGGTATACGCATCGCCCGCATTGCTGAAATGCTGGGAGAGAAACCCGCAACCGTTCACAGCTGGAAAAAACGCGACAAGTGGAGCGAGATCGGTCCTCTGGATCAGATGCAGCTGACCACGGCGGCGCGCTATTGCCAGCTCATCATGAAGCCCGCAAAGGAGGGGCGGGATTTTAAGGAAATTGACCTGCTGGCCCGTCAGGCAGAACGCCACGCCCGGATCGGTAAATTTAACGATGGCGGCAACGAAGCCGACCTCAATCCGAAGGTAGCCAACCGCAACAAAGGCCCGCGCAGACCGCCAGAGAAAAACGTTTTCAGCGATAACCAGATCGAGAAGCTGGAAGAAATTTTCCACTCCACCATGTTCGACTACCAGCGCCAGTGGTGGGAGGCCGGGAATAAATACGCCGTCAGGAACCTGCTGAAATCCCGCCAGATCGGGGCGACGTTCTTTTTTGCCCGTGAGGCACTGATTGATGCACTTATTACCGGCCGCAATCAGATTTTCCTCTCAGCGAGTAAAGCCCAGGCTCACGTTTTCAAGCAGTACATTGTTGAGTTTGCAAAAGAGGTTGACGTGGAGCTGCGCGGCGATCCGATGGTGCTGCCGAACGGGGCGACGCTGTATTTCCTCGGCACCAACGCCCGGACCGCGCAGAGCTATCACGGAAACCTCTACCTGGACGAATATTTCTGGATACCAAAATTCCAGGAGCTGCAGAAAGTGGCGTCCGGTATGGCGCTGCATAAAAAATGGCGTGAAACCTACTTCTCCACGCCGTCCAGCCTGACGCACAGCGCCTATCCGTTCTGGTCCGGCGCTCAGTTTAACAAGGGCCGGTCAAAGCATGACAGAATAGAGATTGACCTCTCCCACAGCCATCTTGCACGCGGCGCACTCTGTGCTGACGGCCAGTATCGCCAGATCATCACCGTGGAAGATGCGGTGCGCGGTGGCTGCGACCTGTTTGACCTGGAGCAGCTGCGCCAGCGCTACAGCCCGGAAGATTACCAGAACCTGCTGATGTGCGTGTTTATGGACGATCTGGCGTCTGTATTCAATCTGGCTCTTATGCAGGGCTGCATGGTGGACAGCTGGGAAGTCTGGGACGACTTTGAGCCGCTTATGCTTAATCCGTTCGGGCAGCGCCCGGTATGGATCGGCTATGACCCGGCTAAAGGCACGCAGAACGGCGACAGCGCCGGGTGCGTGGTGATCGCGCCCCCTCTGGTACCAGGCGGTAAGTTTCGCATCCTGCAGCGCTACCAGTGGCGCGGGATGGACTTTCGCGCCCAGGCTGAAGCCATCCGGCAGCTTACCCTGCAGTTTAACGTGACCTATATCGGCATCGACTCTACCGGCGTGGGCCACGGCGTCTATGAGAACGTGAAGGCGTTCTATCCCGGTGTCCGCGAGTTTGTCTATAACCCCAACGTCAAGAATGCCCTGGTGCTCAAAGCCTACGACATCATCGCGAGCCGCCGTCTGGAGTTTGACGCGGGCATGACCGACGTAGCCCAGTCATTCATGGCGATCCGCAAAAGCACCACGACCAGCGGAAACCGGCCAACGTATGAGGCCAGCCGCAGCGAGGAAGCCAGCCATGCAGATTTGGCCTGGGCAACCATGCACGCACTCTTTAACGAACCGCTGGAAGGCGCAACGGCGAATAACAGCACTATTGTGGAGATTTACTGATGGGTAAACGTAAGCCCCGCGCGCAGGAGCTGCGCCGCCAGTCTGCCGCGCAGACCATGACCGAGCAGCCCGGCGGCGCTCATGCCGAGGCGTTTTCATTCGGGGACCCCGTGCCGGTGCTCGATCGCCGCGAATTGCTGGACTATCTGGAATGCGTTCAGGTCGACAGGTGGTATGAACCGCCCATCAGCCTGGACGGGCTGGCGCGTACGTACCGCGCAGCGGTCCATCACAGCAGCGCAATACAGGTGAAGCGTAACATTCTGGTCAGCACCTTTAAGCCGCACCGCCTGCTGTCCAAGCAGGCATTTGGCCGTTTCGTCCAGGATTTTCTTGTCTTTGGTAACGCCTATCTTGAGAAGCGGGTTAACCGGTTAGGCGACACGCTGACGCTTGAGGCTTCGCTTGCCAAGTTTACCCGGCGCGGCATTGACCCGGATCATTACTGGTTCGTGCAGTACGGCTATCAGAAGCAGCCCTATGAGTTTGCGCCGGGACGGGTCTTTCATCTGATGGAAGCCGACCTGAATCAGGAGATTTACGGCCTGCCGGATTACCTGTCCGCCATTACGTCCAAGCTGCTGAACGAGTCCGCGACTATGTTCCGCCGGAAATATTACCTCAACGGTAGCCACGCGGGCTTTATCATGTACATGTCAGATCCCGCGGCTAACCAGCAGGACGTGGATAACATCCGGGAGGCGCTGAAAAAATCGAAAGGGCCGGGCAACTTCCGCAACCTGTTTATGTACAGCCCGAACGGGAAGAAAGACGGCATTCAGATCATCCCGCTGTCAGAAGTAGCGGCAAAGGATGAGTTTCTGAACATCAAGAACGTGAGCCGTGATGACATGCTGGCCGCCCATCGAGTGCCGCCGCAGTTGATGGGCATCATCCCGACTAACACCGGCGGGTTTGGTGATGTGGAGAAGGCCGCCCGCGTCTTTGTTCGTAACGAGCTGCTGCCACTCCAGAAGCGCATGGAAGAACTGAACGACTGGATCGGGGAGCAGGTGATCCGCTGGGACCCGTACAGCCTGGACCTGGGCGACGAAAGCGCCAGCTAACCCAGCAGACCGCCCGTCAGGGCGGTTTTTTTTGGCCGTCAATCTTTAAACGACCTACCGCCACAAGCTCTAACCCACTCAGCACGTCTCTATGGCCCTCTGAGCGACCCTATTTTTTGCATCACTTCCGCACCGCTTCGCTTCACCGCATCTCACAACGGCCCGTACGCGCACGAATTGCCCCCTTCCCGGCACGCCTGCCGGGGTCAAAAATGGTCTTCTGACCCCGCTTTAACCTCAAAGCGCGCGCTCGTAGCCCCGCCACGCCTGCGCACTTTACGTAATAGTTTTCATGCAGGTGCATGAGATATGAAAAAGCCCGCCAGAACTGGCGGGCCAGAGGCCTATCGTTCCTTTTGTGATCATGCATTTTCATGCGCAAACTCATGTTTTAGCTCAGATGCAGTAATGACATCGTGTAGTTGAATAGTTATGCTAGGTAAAAATCACATATCTCATGGTAATAGCATGTCTAACGAAATAAAGTACATAGAAACCGCTAAATTAAAATTTGACCCAGAAAACCCTCGTTTCTATAGGTTAAATGACAAAGCAGGCTCTGATAGAGCGGTAATAGAAGAAATGCTTGATGATGAAAGCGTTCAAGATCTTATGCTTTCGATAGGTGAGCAAGATTATTTTCCTGGAGAACCACTGCTTGTAGTAAAAGATGGGAAGAAATTTATTGTTGTAGAAGGCAACAGACGTTTGGCAGCTGTTAAGCTTCTCAATAGCGAAATTTTACCGCCCAAAAAGAAAGAAAAAAGTGTGCAGTTAATTTTAGACGAAGCCAATCACAAACCTAGTATTCTTCCTTGTTTGGTGTATAACAATCGAGAAGATGTATTGCGGTATATTGGTTATAGGCATATTACTGGCGTAAAAGAGTGGGATGCGTTATCAAAGGCTAAATATCTTAAGGAATTAAGTGATACCTTTTACAAAGGTGTAAGCAAAGAAAAGTTGTTTAAATCTTTGGCAAAAGAAATAGGAAGTAAAGCTTACTACGTAGGTCTGCTTTTAACTTCTTTAAATCTATACGAAATTTCATTAGGAGAAAAGTTCTATGATTTGTCTATGGATGAGTCAGATGTTGATTTTTCTTATATAACTACCGCTTTAGGTTATAAAAATATTACTGACTGGTTGGGCTTGGAAAGTAGAAATGATATCGATGCTGAAGATCTTGATATTGGAAATTTAAAAAAACTCTTTGCTTGGTTTTTTGTAAGAGATCAACAAGGTGACACCATAATTGGCGAGACTCGCGTAATCCAAAAATTGGCAGTAATTGTCGCTCATGAAGCCGCCGTTGATAACTTAGTAAAATCAAAAAATATTGAGGAAGCCTACTTATACACTAACGGACAAGAGCAAGCACTTGAGCAAGCATTAAATCAAGCTGAAGTGAAAATCAAAGTGGTTTGGGATATGTTGTTGAAAACACAATCTTTTACTGAGAGTCATGAAGTTCAGGCTAGTGCAATCTCATCCTTTGCAAGGAAAATTAAGAAGCATATTGAAAATGCTCGTGAGGACGATGAAGAATGATCTATGAATTAGATTCATTGCCTGATAATGAACCATACTTATGGGCTGATTATTTAGAGATTTGGGCAACTGTATGTGCAGATAAATGCTTTTCAAGAGGGGATTTAAGTAGCATTGGTCGCGCTCAAGCCAAGCCCAAAAGCCGACAGTATTGTGATGATAAATGGCAGTACGCTATTTCATTTATTGATACAAGAATAGCATTATTTGGTAATGATTATCCCTTTTATCTATCCGATGATAGAGATACTATTTTTATAAAGCAGAAGCGCTATTTAAGATTGAGCAGTCAACAAAGGCTTTATCTTGCACTTTTGTTTTGTGCTAATATTAAATATATTAACCGGGACTATAGACACCTTTTTACAAGTTCCTTTGAAAAAATTAGCTACCCAATTTTCGCTAATTTGATGCCAGTTACTGCAACTGTTCATTTTTGTTGGGCTAGTGCAGGAAGCAGGGCGCACTATACCGGATTGCTTTTTGATAAATTAAAGAAAATAGCTCACGATTTTCGATGCACACCTAATTTTACGCTGGCTGATTTTAAACCTAATGATCGGGGTGATGGAGGTATTGATATACTTGCTTGGCATGACATGGGCGATAACCGGGAGTCAATTCCAATAGCTTTGGCTCAATGTGGCTGCTCTAAAGATGAGTGGGTTGCTAAACAACTAGAAGCATCACCAGCAAAAATGCATCATATGCTTCCAGTTATACATCCTTGGGCAACGTATTATTTTCTTCCTCAGGATTTAAGATGGCATAATACAAGTTGGGCACACAAAAGTGATATTGGTGCTGCAATTTTTGTTGATCGTCTTCGCATTATGAGGCTTTCAATAAAACTCGGTAACATACGCCACCATAATACCGTAGCATATGTTAGAAAGTTGTTAAGCCTTGAAGTACCGCTAATTTAAGATCAATCCCAAATATCAGGGATCGATCTTGCCACCGCCTCAAATAAAGGAGGCGGTACTGCATTACCAACTACGGTATATTTCATTTTCATTGATGCATGCTCGGTTTCCGGAAAAAGAATGTCTTCAAAACCCTGTAACAGAGCAGCTTCGCGGTAACTGAAACGCCGGGCTGGAGCATCACTAATAAAGCGCCATTCATCAGGCCCTACTTTTTCAAGCTTTGGACTAATAGGATGCAAAGGCATATGGCGTGGATTTGCTACAATAGTTTTTGATAGCTGTTCCCAGTCTTGACGACGATTCCTTGATAAATAATACCAATGGAAATCTGCATCATGGAACTCACCAGCAGGCCAGTCTGGTAGATGACCTATAGCAGTTTTGATCGTGCAGAACGGATTTCTTCCTTCGCCATGGGTTGGAGTTGGAAATTCATAATCGATATTAAAACGTTCATGTATACCGACAATGAAAATCCTCTTTCTATCTTGTGGAACGCCGAAATGAGATGCATTTAAAACCTTAGCTTTTACACGATAACCAGCCTCTGTAAAAACTTTGATTTGATCTGCTAATAAATGTTCAAAATTACTGCGAACCATTCCTGAAACATTTTCAACAATGAATGCCTTAGGCTTTATAAAATGCAGGGCTCGGGCAAATTCTTTATATAAAGTGTTAATCTTCCGATCTGCTTTTCTTACTCCGCCTTGACTAAATCCTTGGCATGGGTAGCAACCAACTAAAAGCTCCGACGAAGGAAAAGCTTCGATGCCTGCAACATCGCCAAGAACATAATTTGTTTCAGGATGATTGGCTAAGTAAACGTCTCGGGCATAGGGTAAAACATCATTTGCCATAAGCACATTAAAACCAGCATTCAACACGCCAGCATCTGAACCACCACAACCTGAAAAAAGCGAGACTACACTCGGCATCAAACATCTCCTTCTAAACGATTCGGCATTATAGACGAACCAATAGCTTTGAAAAGGGGAACGGAGCAAACGAGAGTGTTTACACTCATCTTTGTTACATAATAATTCTCATTTTCAATTATTGTATCTTTCTAAAATATTAATAAATGCTTATCTTTCAAATGATTGGACAGTTATCATCGCTGACTGTGCGGTTGATGAGGTGCGTAACCCTGCCTAAAACCACCACATCGTCCAGGGCTTCGCCTTCCAGCGCTTCGCCGTCCGCAGTGATAAAGGCGTGACCCGCGACCTTCGCAAAATGCGTCCGCCCGAATGCCTGGATCAGAACGTCGGCACCCGGCGGGCATTTTAGTGCGGGGTTAATCACCGCATAACCTGCTGATGTTTCGATAATACGACTGTTAGCTGTGATGCCGCATAAGCTGTTTGGGCTGAGGACAGTCTCTACGTAGTCCTGTGCCGGGCTAGGAAATCCCATATCTAACGCCTCGCTTTGCTCGTTGTTCAACCCCATGAAAACTAAAACTAAAGTTTTGGTGTTCATGGGCTTACCTTATTCGGCCTCGTAAAAAATATTGCTTTCCGTTTCTTCATTTTCTTGATGAGCTAAATCGGCGATAAGGCTCAGCGCCAGCTTTAGATCGGACGGTTTGCAATTTGCCAACAACGATACTTCCGCAATGAACTGCACGCAGGCCCACTTATGCGCACGGCTTGAATCTTCCAGAATCATAATCCCCCCTCACAACAACACTGTATATATTCACAGTATATAAAAAACTGTGGGATGTGAAATGTTTTTTTATCTTTCAATCGGATATGTCTGAGGGAAATTGTTAAGCGCAACAATGACTAACCGCGATCAACTGTAAATTAGCAGCGTTATTTTGCGGCCTTTTCGAGCTGGCGTACCCTGTTCATAATGTTGGCCGCCCTGGCTGAGGCTGGCGTATTAGCTGCATAAACGTCACCACTTGCCGAACCTCTACGCCAGCGGCCACCAATAAACAGCGTCGCGCCGGAAATTAAAGACAGCGCCTCTCCCCGACTGAGTGTTTCGCCGGTTAAAAGGTGCATTTCGTCAGTTACCCTGGCTATGACCGCCGCGTTCTGCTCTGTAACGTGGTCGAATTTCTGCGCGGTAGCCTGTTTTTTCTTCCTCAAACGCTCCGTTAACTGTCGGCGCTCGCGTCGGTTTAGAGGCCTGGTGAGATCGATGACGGGATCCGGCACCGGATCCCCCGTACAGTTATTGACAGAACTCCGAGAGGGCGCAGAAGCGCCCTTAACGTCAACGGCCAGGTCAACGGCCCGCTTCGGTACAATTTTCCACTGCACAACGCGGGTCACGATCGGCGAGCCGTCGCCAACCTCGGTGTCGTAAACGCCCTTAACACGGACGGTTTCCTCGCCGTAGTCATTGACCGAATCGCTGCTTTCGTACCAGGTGCGTACCTGGAGATCGTCACGGCGTACGAACGGGCCGCCCTGGGCATTTACATAACCGGCCCAGTCGCCTGCGTCAGCTGCGTCATGTACAAGGGCAAATTCGATACTCAGGCCGCGCGCCGTCTCTGCGTCAGCCATTCGACGCAGCTCGCGGTAAACGGTGACCGGCGCACCGCCAACAAACTGAAACTGCCGGATGTGCCAGCGGGCCGCCCAGGCAGAAACAGCGGGCGCGGTCTCTTTCAGAGTTTCGCCACTCTCGTCGTCGCGCTCATCGTCCAGGGCGTAGCCGTCGATATTTTTGCTGATGTATTTCGCGACATAGCCAGTCGCCGACCCCTTATCGGGATCGATAGCCTCAGCATGAAAGCGGGCCTTACGGGCTTTGTCGCTTTTCAGTTCCTGACGGTCTTCCTTGCAGGCGTATTTACTGATGATGGCGCGTGCGCGAGCCACGTCTTCCGGCAACATGAACATCAGCATATGCCAGTGCGGCGTACCGTCGTGGTGAGGCTCGGCCACTCGGATCCCGAATACACGGATTTCATCGCGGTGAAGTTTGGCGCGGATTTTAGCCCACAGCCCGGTAAGGTAACGCTGGGTATCCGCCGGGCTGGAGCCGTTCCACTTGGTGTTACGGTAACCGGCGCGGGTTGTTGCGTGGAATTTTGACGGGGCGGTGAGGGTGTAAAACTCACCGACATAGCCCAGTTCGTTGCAGATGTTTTCAAAGCCGCGGATGCGGGTCATCAACTCACAGCGACGGATCGCCGGATTAGCCACGCTGCCGTCATATTTGTCGATCAGACTGATGCGGTTGCCTTCCTCGTCTTCCAGCTCCATCCCTTTGAGAAATTCACGCGTGCGGCGTTTCTGCTCGCGCCACTCCGTTACGCAACCTTTGCTTGCGTACGCCTTCCGCGTTTTGCTGACATTGCCCAGGGCAATTTGTAGATGCTCGCGCCACTCAGCAGCGACACGGCGCAGGCGGCCCTGCCACCATTTTTCTGAGGCCATGCGCAGGGTGGCGGGGGCCACATCCTCAGCCGTCACGAATTTAGTGATAATGCGCTCCCACAGCGGCGGCTCATTCCTGAAATGCCGGGTGATGCGGGCGGCACAGTGGTAGGAGGCGTGCAGGATTTTCAGGTCGCTGCCAGCTTCCACCTCGATAGTGCCCAGCTCGGAAATGATGAAGTTAGAAATGTCACCGGCGAGCAGATCAATATCTGCTTTTGACATATCCGGCAGACGGTTAAACCGGGCCGTCAAGTTTACCAGGCGAGACGCCATAAAGCGTACGTCAGCAGCGTCAAACTGGCCGCCGAACGCAGCGCCGGAAACGTCTGTCTCGATCCCGGTGATGCTGTATTTATTCTTAACCAGTTCAAGGCGTGGCAATGCCTTCCGGGTAAAATTCACCAGAAAGGCATTGGCTCGCGCTAAACCGTGGTGGCGCTCCAGCTCATCAGCCCGGCGGCGCACGTCGTAACGTACGCAGTCCGGCTGCAACTCCAGCTCATGCCGCGCACGCAGCAACGCCGCAATCTGCTGATCGCGGCGGTGCTGTTCTGCGTGTGTCAGGTACGGGCTGGCGATAGCCTCGCGTGGTGCGCTCCATACGTAAGGCAGGGCAACATCACTCACGCCCGCACCTCATGAATAACCGTTCTGTCGCACCCTGCCGCATAATCGACGCCCACCCAGACAGGCGGCTTAGAAACAGCGATGACCTCAGCGGCAGATTTGCTTTTACCGGCGGCCACGCCAACACTGCGGGCAGCTGTGATTTTGTGAAGGGTAAAATTACGGTACAGCGAGCCGATCAGAAGCGTGTCGCTGTTGGAGGCAACAACTGGATGACCTTCTGATGACCGGCGCTCCAGAATAGAGGCCAGACGATACTGATCATCCTCGCTAAAGCCTGCGGTATGATAACCGGCAAATGTACCGTCATACGGCGGATCGCAGTAAATCACATCATCGGGCAGCAGCTGCGCCAGAGCCTCTTCGTAACCGGCACAGATGAACGTTGCGCGCCAGGCCTTTTTAGCGAAGGCGCGGATTTCAGTTTCCGGGAAATACGGCGCTTTGTAGTTACCGTAAGGCACATTGAAATGCCCGGCACGGTTATAACGACAAAGCCCACGGTAACAATGGCGATTCAGATAAAGAAAGTATGCCGCTTTATCCAAAGGGTTAAGTGAGCCAGTATTAAAATACTGACGACATTTGTAATAGCCGCTCTCGGTATTGAACTCTGCAAACAGGCGTTCAACAAGATGAATAAAGCCGAGCACATCGTCTTTAATCTGCTGATACATATTAATCAGATCAGGATTGATATCCGCAACGAGATAGCTGGGATAACCCGTTTCCATCATAACAGCGCAGGAACCCGCGAACGGCTCAACCAGTCGCGGGCCAACAGGCAGGTGCTTTTCCAGATGCGGCATAACGGCGGTTTTATTTCCCGCCCATTTCAGGATTGTGCTCATATGGCACCGCCTGTAAGCACATACACCATCGCTTCCGGTAGGGTTAACGGACGAATTGATAACATCACCCAATGACCGGGGATCCAGTTACCGGGCATGGGGAGAATGTCATTTACAGGTAAGATATGGGTAATAACGGCAGCCCACTCTCTACCGGTGTACTGGCCGTCGTGATTCCATTCACATAAAGAAAGAACGTCTCCAACTTTATAGCCCCGGTCATCCTTCCTAAGCTCGGCCCTTTTTTCACCTGAAACGACAGCGTTAAAATGAACAGGTGCGATCTTTAATTGGTGAATGTGCACTGTCATACAGCCCCCTTGTAGTGCTTGCATTTCAGCTCGGCGATTTCCTGACAGGTGACGCAGCACTGCACGCCCGGAATAACAGCCCGGCGCTCAGCGGGGATATCGCCTCCGCATGCCTGGCAGAAGAACGCAGAAGGCGCAGCCGGACAGCTGCGCGCATTCTGAATTAGGCGATCGCGGTCTTCCTGTTCGCGCTGCTGCACGTTATCCATGAAGCAGCCCATTAGTGCAGCTCCTGAGATTCGTTTTCAAAGCGGGCCGCTTCACGGCGCAGCAGTTCGGCGGCTTCTTTGCCGTTCAGCCCTTGTTGGGTGATGTGGATAGCCAGCGACTCAAGACGGATTGAAACGGCGAGAGCGCGGTCTTTACGTTCCTCGTTTTTTGCGGCTGTCAGCAATACGGTCAGCGCATCGTTGTCAGCTTTAAACTTGCGGGTTTCGGTATTTCGCATATTCATTTCTCCAGAATTTGGGCAAAAGAATGCCCGGCGTGTTTACGCCATTAATTTCGTTTGGGGTTAATTACTCAGGTAGTACGCTTTCATGCAGCGAGAAACGACGGGGTAAAATTTCTCCCCAGCGTGCTATTTCGTTCATCGCCTTAATCAGCAACAACCGGCGGGGCTGGTCGAAATATTCAAACGGCCTGCCGACCTCATCACTTTTAAACGCGCCTGGCTCGTTGCGGTTCGCCAGCGTCATGACAACAAATTTAAAATCGTCACTCAGCTTGTTGAAATTACGCAGCGCACCGTTCTGCGTTGCTTTTAATTTCTGATGAAAACGGGCGAAGCACTCCTCACCGGACATCTTCACCGGCTGCGCTTCAGCACAACCAGCATTATTAAACGGCATCGCACCTGCATTGATTGGTGCGGACATGTTGTTAATCATATCAACCTCAAAAAAGCCATAACCCGGCGCGGGAACGGCGCAGGGCGAACAGTGTGCAATTCCTTTAATAATGCCGACTGATCGCGGCTGGGGTTCAAGCGCTTACGGTCGCTTCCCATGATCCAGCCGTGGCCATAGCTCATGGACGGACTTTGACGAACTAGCAGCGATGCGAAAGACGGTTCTTTAGTCAACATAGCTACCTCAGATCAAACCGAACGATGCGCCGAGGCCCGTAACGGTATCAACCGCGCTAGCCATTGTTGGGCTGGACTTCAAGCGGGCATCTACAGCTAAGGCAGCCAGCGCCAGAAACCTCATACCTGCATTAGCGCTTTCCACAATAGAGCGGCGGGAAAGAGTGGTCAGGCGTCCCGGCACTGCAGCATTAGCGGCTACTTGTCCAACCTTTGCCGCTGCGTGTAGCGCGTAGGTAGACAAATTCTCTTTTGCCAACTCGTTAACCGGCACACATGGCAGACAGTGGATCTGTGCAAGAAAACCATCAACTAGGGTCGGGTCCTCAGTCAGATCGGTCAGCAGCATAATTTCCGCAGCCGTCAGCTGATGCGGTTGCTCAGGGTTCAGCTTGTTGCACAGAGTGTGAGGCTTGATACCTGCGCGCTTTGCCAGCTCAGCAACGTTATGGGTCGCTGCAAACGTCCGACATGCATTTTCAAAGTGCGGATGTGAGGAAATGCGAAAATCTAACATGCAGTAAGTCCTTTTCAACTTGCATAATCAAGTCGCTTAAGCAGCAACGTAACGGCAGTTAAGGCCCTGGGCCAGGAGACGCGCACGGAACGCGACCATATTGATACGAGCTGCACCACCTTGCTTTTTACGAGGCATGAGGATGAGATCACCGTCTTCAACCATTTGTTTTACGGTGCGGATAGCGAAGCCGTACTGTACTGCAAACTCTTCGTACGTCATCAGATCGGGGCCTGACGGGATTGCAATTTGTGGAGTCATGAGTGATTATCTCCGGTTAGTTGTTGTTTTAGTGCATTGGCGTGCATTTATAGATTATTGGTGAGATTAATTTCCATATGGGAATTTGTCAATCCATTTGAAAAGGTTTTTTCATCATGGCTGACACAAAGAACATGGCCCAGGAAGTTCTGGGGAGAATGAAAGAAGCGTACAAAGTAAGAACGAATGCCGAGTTCTCTTCTAAAACAGGCGTGCCACAGCCCACCATCAGTAACTGGGTGAGCAGAGGAAGCATCCCGTTCAGGTATATCTACGAATGCTCGCAGGCTACAGGTGTGGATGTTGACTGGCTTTCAAAAGGCAGTCTTGCAAATGCAAGATTTGACGGCTCGAAAGTTGCAAAAGCTAACTGCAGCGGTTCTGTTTATAAAAAATTATTATCAAGCGGTGGGCAGGCCGTGCTGCAAAGAATCCTCATGGCTTATGGGTTTACCATGCAAAAGCAACTAGGGGAGCTTTTAGATATTTCATCTGGGACTATGAGTACATGGATACGTAGAGACTATTTTCCTGGCGATGTCATCGTAGCCTGTGCTCTGGATACGAATACTTCTCTTCAGTGGTTGGCTACGGGAGAGGGTAGCCCAGATGATAATTGCCAAAAAACAACTGCTGTTGGTTCATTCTTACGTGAAATCCCTTTTTATAAACTTGAAGATGGACAAATGATTGCTGATGGGACTACTTATATTGATAGCCGCATATTCCATGATTCATCCAAACCGCTAGCCCTTATTACAAATGGTGTTAACAGTTGGTATGCTGATTTATCAAGTGACAGAGTTGGGAATGGTAGCTTTCTGCTGAATATTGATGACTATATAGACATCTACGACGTTACCCGTCTCCCCGGCAATAAAATAAAGGTTACTCAAGAATCAACTTCTTTCGAATGCTCAATTGATGATGTTTCCTGCGTTGGGCTAGTAACAACCACTTTAATCACGGCTTAGGATGGAGAGTGTAAGTGAATAAATTTAAATTGCTTTTTGTTTTATTGTTACTAGCACCTACAGCATTTGCCGAGCCTGTGCCTCAAAGTATTGTTGAAACTCTTTCCAGAATGAGAGTAGAGAATGTCACTCTTGATGGCTCTGCTTTAAAAATAATCTCAAGCGAAGAGGAAATGTATGACCTGTTTGCTTTTACGGCTGTAGGTTCTGTATGCAGAACAAGGTATGACGGCTCCCCAGCTTGGGATAAGAATCTAATAAAAAAAATATATGTCCTTAATCATTGGAAAATGCAAGGGTTTGAATTTGATATTGATGGTGCTGGTTGCGATCAGTATGGGAATACCCCTGGCGATGAAACAAATGATTTTCTAAGAAAGCGAATGAAAAAGGTTATGTGATGACAGTCGCTAAACTTGCTTCTGGTAAATGGCAGTGCGATTTTCGTGTTAACGGAAAAGACAGCCGCCGTATCAGAAAAAAATTCGACACAAAAGGCGAGGCTGTTTCATACGAGCAGTACTATCGTGATGAGGCTCAGAATAAGCCCTGGATGGGTGAAAAAGAGGATCGCAGGCGTTTAAGCGAGATAATAGAGCTATGGCACAACCTTCATGGTCAGGCATTGGTAGCAAGCAAGACGCGATTAGCAAAACTGCATATCGTATGTAACGGCCTGGGTAATCCAATAGCCGCCCAGCTGACTGCTAAAGATTGGGCGCATTATCGTGATCGCCGACTTAGGGGTGAGATTGACAACGGTTTCCATAAGGACCCGGCGGATTGGGTAGTAAAGCCCATAACAGTCAACCGAGAGCAGCAATATTTAATGGCTGTTTTTAACGAGCTGAAACGGCTGGGAGAATGGACTCTTCCCAATCCGTTAGAGGGGATAAGGGTTTTTGCAGAAGCAGAAAAAGAAATGTCTTGGCTAACGCCTCCGCAGATTGTCCAGTTGTTCAAAGCCTGCGAGCAGTACGGAAAGGACAACCTGACTACTATTGTGAAAGTATGCTTAGCGACCGGCGCGCGTTGGAGTGAAGCTGAACGGCTCTCACGCTGGCAACTTTCACCTTACAAGCTGACCTTCACAAAAACCAAAGGCAAGAAGAATCGAACCGTTCCCATACCGAAATGGCTTTATGACGAACTATCTTCACGGCAGGGACCCATGTTTAAGCCTTGCTATCAAGAGTTCAAAAAGATGCTCGCGCTGACGGATATAGTTCTGACCGAGGGGCAAAAGACCCATGTCTTGCGGCATACCTTTGCCGCTCACTTTATGATGAACGGCGGAAACATTCTTGTTTTACAAAAGATTTTAGGGCATTCAAACATTCGGGAAACAATGAGATATGCGCATTTTGCTCCAGACCATCTGGAAGAAGCGGCCGTACTCAATCCCATTGCAGAACCTAAGGCCATGATGTCCACCTTATGA